GTGTCCTTTGCCTCACAAAAAACCTACCACCCTTACTATAATTACATTTCTGACACGCAGCCACTAGATTATCATCGCTATCTAATCCACCTAATCGTCTTGGTATTACATGATCTACTGTATCAGCCTCTTGCGAACAGTATTGGCAAATGAAACCATCACGCCTAAGTATGCGCTCTCTAGTTTTACGCCATGTTCGAGTGCCAACACCAGACTTAGCCATCAATGCCAACCCTTATCCTTGAAATGCTGTAATGCTTTACACATAGATCCATAACGATTGAGATTATATTTGATTCCCCATTCGACCTGACGATAACCATTAGCTTTTAATAAATAAATGCTTTTGCCTTGAGGAATACCATAATGATTATTATTCCGGGCTTTAGGATTCCATCTTCATTCTTTAAAATACAATTCATCTAAACAGTAAAACTCATCTAAGTTATTAAGTTGTATGAAAGCCCATTGTCTGTAATTATTGGTTGTATCAGCTTCTGCGACATCAATCTTTTGAAAGGCTAGGTTCAAGGCAATGAACAGAGATATCACCAAACCAAACCTTGCGATCTTTCTGCTTCGCAGATCGCCCTTTCGCTCTGAAAGCGAATTTGCGTTTAAGGGTAGCATGCCAAGTCAAATCGATTAACAAAACCGCAGGTCAGACGGCAAGTCGAAGTAAGGCACAATTCCATATTGATCAATCCATTTGTGATCATAACCAGCCTCACTCATTTATTTGCTATCAATTCACATGTATGACAAACCTGATCTACAAACTGCCAAGATCCGCATTTGGTGCATCGGATAACAGGCTCTTGAGTGTCGGTGGCTTCTGCTAAATTCTTTGTTCCGATAGCACAACATTTAAGACATTGGAATACCCTAAATCCATCAGCTGTGGGATAGCCATCAAGCCAAATAAATTCAGAATTGGCTGAGCAGAAGTTGCACCGAAATTTCATTTCTTACCAGCCCATCCAGTTCCCTTAAAAATTGCTGGCACAGGTGTATAGACACGACTTAATTCAAAGCCACATACTTGACAAAGAGGGATTTCGTGCTCCATTGGCAAATCCAATACAATACTTGATCCCTCACGATCACATTCGTATTCGTAGTTCGGCATTATGGAATCCGATTGATTGCGTGGCAAACATAGCATCGAAGCAGATCGCCCTCATGAAGTAATCTGTCATCGTTGCAAACATCGCACACCTGAGTTGATGGCTCTACGATTACGCCGTTATCTGTAAAGGTAGCAGTTAATCCAGAGCCGTCAATTATCTGTAATTCACCCATTTATTCACCTCCTTCAAAATACCATTTTCCGTTAGCTGTAAGTTTTGCCCACTTTGGTTCGCATTGTTTTGCTTTGCATACGTAACCACGATAAGGCTTTCCTCCTTTAGATATTCCCTCTTTAAGAATATGACCATGCTCGCAGGATGGTGGCTCATTAGGAATTGCTGCACCGATTTCAGCTACAACATCGCCAACTGACCAAGCAACTGGTGGCACATCTTTATGCGCCTCAAATGAACTACGAAGCGCAGTTTCTATTGCAGCCGACCGCCCGGACTTTCCGTAAATGTTTTGTTTGCTTTCTAACTTTTCTTGAAATGATTTAGGTTCATCATTAACAACCTTTACCATTTCCTCTCTTGATGCTCTCTTGCCTTTAGCTGCAAAACCTGCGTTTGCAAGTGCTCTACCGATCGCTGAAGTCTCGCAATTCTCCAAGGCAGAAGTCGCATTAACACCGCGATCCGAAATCGTTTCAGAAGCAATACCCGAAGAGCAGGGTTTTGCATCTGCCTCTGTTTTGAATAACCGACAAATAACAATGAATCGAGTGTTTGATGCCTCGACGAGTTCGGTTTCGATCCTTGAATCTGGAAATTGTCCATGCCACTTCTCCAATCTCGTTTCTACTGTTTCGTAATCCGCTAAATTAAAAGCCATTGTTAGTCCTCCCAGTTTTCGTCTTGGACTGCATCAAGCACAGTTTTATAGACAGATCCATAGGCAATGAAGTCTTTGATACTGTCGTAATGATCTGGGGTTTCACTAAGCCTAGAAACCTTGACCAAAGCCATACATAATGCAGCTTGGTGTGGTGTGATTGGGAAGTCGAGATATGCAGACCATAAGCCTGCAATTCGTTTATGGTTGTAATACGGATGCCCATAGACACTTCCGCGCTGCTGGATCGTAGTAATGACCTCATCAAACAGAGTTTCAGTTTTTGTCATAATCAAATACTTCATCTGACTGAACTTTGATATTGTTCAACCGTCTGTGTGATTGCCATCCAGCTTCCCTTCCCTTCCAATAACCATTTTGGAATGCAGTTTCTTTGATTTCATAGATTATCCAAGTAAATGCGCCCAAACCCAGAAAGATCCAAGCAAGTTGTAACATATCGTCTTTTGCTGTCATGTCGCTCCCTACATATCCACAGACCATCTGTGAATACATAAAGTATGACCTAAATCAATGACCTTCGGGAAATTACTTTCGGCGTGTTGTATAACGATTAGATAAAGCCAAGAGCCTCAACTGCATCGATATGATTATCAATCGTGCGTGGCTGATAGTCTGTTTCACACTCCATACGACTTTCCAAGAGCTGTAAATGATCCATCTTTATTGATCGGAATAAGAGTTGGGGTCATGTTTTTGCCATTCCATTCAAGGATAGCAATACCCATCTGCCAATTGGCCACAGTTCGCGTATAAGAGGCTTTAGCCTTATTCATAAGATTTCCTACCTCAATGCCATATAAAGGTCTGTAATGCCCTCCTATGCCCTCAGAATAGGCACTCATGCCCAATCTATGGGTGTGGCCTATAACGCAGGATTTGCCAGTCTTACGAGCTAAATTAAGGGCAGTCATTCCAGCGTTAGGGTTTGCGTTTCCCTCATCGCCATGAGCCAAGATCCAGCCTTTTTCAAATTCGTAAAATGTCTTATGAAAAGTTATGCCAAGTGAATCAAAATCCATGAATTTGGCGTATTGAAGTTCAGGCAAGGAGAGCATTCCCGGAACTTTTAGAAGTGTGTTGTAAAGCCTGTCGGTATGGTTTGATCTAACAATATGCGCTTCTTTAGCGTTTTCAGTTAATGACCAAAGGATTTCTTGAGTAGCTGTGCGATCTTGATCAAGGGTTTGCTGATAAGCCAAAGGTGTTTTCTCAGCCCAACGACTAATGGTTTGAAAATCGATTTCATCGCCAACACAAAGGACACTATCGAATTTCTCTTTTCTTGCTAATTTAATAACGTTCTTTACAGCTGCTTCATGATGAAATGGAATTTGAAGATCCGAAATTACCAAGTATCGCTTAATCGTCATCCTCATCGTCAGTTGGATCAATGGAAGGAATAATTCCCCCATCGCCTACGATCCAATCAGGGAAAGTCTTATGCTCGGTCATCAACCAAAAGGCGTGTTCGGGTGTAAATCCTGCTTTCCGAGCTGCTTTATAGCAAGAATGTAATGCAATGTAATGCTGATCTATTTTTGATAATGGCTCAGGAGATTGGCGAACAACTCGCCTATTGATCTTTTTCGGTTTATTGGTTTTGCGTGTGTTCGCCATAAGATAAGGCTACTTCCGTTTAATAAGAATTCTCATCATTTCCTCTTGGCGTGTTTCTATTCTAGCCAATCTATCAGCTAGTGATGATCCACCATTCGGAGTTAAAGTCCAAAGCCAACCTTTAATAAGATAACGCAGACCCACCAAGAAACTTGTTAATACGGCGCAAATGCCAGCGGCGAAGCCAGCCCATTCGGTCGGTGTCATTTTTCAGAGTTAATGCCAAAATCGGTTTCCTTCGGATCAATTGATTTGATTAAAGGAGCAAGAACAGCACCAAGCAAAACTGCATATTCTGGCTTGACATCTCCAACAATTGCCAAAGCCACAGTCGCTCCAGAAGCTGCAACAGCTCTTAAATATGACTTGATTGCTGCCTTTGATTTATCTGAGATTTTCATATTTTCCCTCCGAGTAGTGGAACATCAAAAAATGAACTGTCATTATCTCCCGAAGGGCTAAAAGAAATGTGGATGTGGTGTTGGTGCGGATTTATTCCTTTGTAATCAACAAACTTCCACCGACTTTTAGCTGAACAAATTTTACCATTAAAGATGAGATATGAGATGCGTTTTTTAGAATCTATTTCAGCATAATTCCTCAGCTGCTCAAATAGGTCAAAAGCAACATTTTTATTTTGGTTAAAATCTCTATCTAAATCGACAGCTCTAACGCAACCATTTATGGGATCAGGATTATGATCCGATTTTCTGGCAGCATGTCTAGCATCTCCCAAAACTCCATCCGATTTTCTATCCCGATCAGGGAAAACATCATCAACTTGCTCCCGAAGTTGAATGACGGATTTAGAAATCCAAGCCTTCATTAGCCAAGTATCGTTTTGAGTTCATCAGCAGTTAAACCAATGCGATCAAGGATTGCTGTTTTAGCAATTTTTTTTGCATCTGTTTCGGCTTTAGCAATTGCCTGTGCTGCCTGATCTGCCTGATATTGGGCAAACTCAGCATCATTCATTTCTCTATCAATAACCTCATTTGTTTCAGTATTATGAATTCTTACGATTGGTCGTGTTAATTTAGCCATTATTTCACTCCATATACTAGAACTGTTCCAGTTGATTGATTTCCACCAGCATTACTGAACACCAAAGAAGTAATTGCTGAATTAGTTTTTATGTTTCCAAATATATTTTCAGCCCCTCCCGTTGCGGCATCACTAATAAAAGAATTGCAGGCAATATATGTTTTGTAAGAAGAAGTGTTTGCGTAATTATTAATCAATAAATAACCAGAATTGTTTGCATTAGTTCTATCTGGTGTTGCATATTGATTGCTTATTAATATGTAATTTGTATCATATGCGTAGCCTCCTGAACTACCAGCCAACTGACCAACTCCACAACCTTGTGAAATGTTTGTTGTTCCATTTGGAGCAATTCTATTGGAACTGTTTGCGGTTGCATTTGTTAAGCCATAAAAAAACACTAGCAAGTTTGTGTAAGAACCGCTAATGCTAGAAATTGTAGTGCTTGCTCCGCTCAAAGTTGTTGTGCTAAGTAAGGTCATTCCACCGCTTGAAGTAGTTGCCCATGCTGGAACTCCGCCACTTACTGAAAGAACTTGTCCTGTTGATCCAATGCCTAATCTTGCAAGTGTGTTTGCAGCTGATGCGTAAAGCGTGTCACCTGTTGTTGTTAAAACTGATGTTGGAGATGCAGCCCATGACGGAACACCAGCGACAACAGTTAATGCTTGACCAGATGATCCAATTGCAACTCTGGTGTTTGTATTAGAAGTTGAAGAACGATATTCAATATCGCCTAAAGTTGTAGAAGGATTAAGATTTTTTGTAGTTGTATCGATGGCAGTTCCAAGCGTTCTAATCGCTGATGCGCCATCCTTAACTAATCCTGTATCGTCGGGAGTAGTCCATGAATAGTTTGTTGTTGTTGCCATTGATCTCCTTTAGGCGACTATTGTCGCATTTTCCCATGTAAGTATAGCGGATAGAGTATTCCAAGCCTCACCGACAGGCACAGTATTCCATCGCATAGCGACTTGGCTGAAACTGACTGGTGAAAGATTTATTGTCAAAAACAATTCTTTATATCTAGTGCTCCAAGACCATCCTTCAACATAACCTTCAAATTCACCATTTGAGATTTGAGTGGGTAGATCCTGAATGTTTAATGGCTGACCCATAAAAATTCCCAATAAGGCATCCCGATTGGCATCACTCAATTCTGAGCTAGTCATTGGAAATGTAATGCTGTCAAAAACTGGTTGAGGATAAGCTCGCAAAGAAATATATCGATCTGCTACTGCCTGAGCATCCACAGCTGAGTGAAGTTTGGAATTTATGCTTTCCCCACGATAACCATATAAAGCGATTGAAGCGGCACTTGTGGAGGTTTTTTGAGATCCATAATTGTTACCATAATTGATGTATATATCGTTTCTAACATCACCAGATCGAGATGTAGTTCTTAAACCCTGACCTAAAGCATGATTGGCTGACAAATTTACATAACCATTAGCTGCAAGATATGTCTGACGATGATCTGCATCAGCATAACCAATGTTTCCTTGATTATCCTCATATAAATATCCAAAAGCAGAGTTAGAAATATCAGATGCTATGTTATAAACAGTATCTGGATTTGATGCTCTATTTTCCATTGTATAAAGTCCGGGCGTATCAATTTCACCAAGTCCTAGATTTACTGCGTTAGCCCAAGTTTCAGTTGCAGAATATCCAGACCAAGTTGAAGCTGCTGGAACATCATTCCAAGTTCCAAGTAATAGGCTGGATAGCAAAGTATAAATCTGATTGCCATCCTCATCTTGAGATAAAATGCCATCAGTAATTGTTTTGGCTAGTTTGACCAAAGATCCCATTGCCAATAATGTGTAAGCAATAACAGTTCCAACTGATCCACTTTTTTCTACTTCAACAGTAACATCGGTTATATTGCCACCAAATAAATTAACATAAGTTCCCGAACTATTTTTAATCTGTAAAGCCAAACTATCATTGATAGTAAATGGCAAAGTAGTTCCATCGGTTGAAATAAGACTGATTTGCATGTAAGAAGGAGCAGGTTGAGTATAAATATCATCTCGACCAGATTTATGCCGAATATCGCTTATCGCAATACTTGTATATGTAGTGCCAGCGACAGTCAATTTCCATTCAGGATTAAAGACAGTCATCAATTACCTCGAACGCTTGTGCCACTCAATGCTGGAATTGATCTTGCTGAACTCTGAGTTAAAACTTTTGATACAGCCCTTGCTGCGCTTTCGCTATCTAATGCCTGAACTGTAATGTTATTTGTAACAGTTGGAGCCATGCCACCTCCACGATAACCAGCTTGAGGAGCAGCGGTAGTTAAAGTTTGTCCAAAATCAGTTGCTATGCCAGCGGTTAATCCTACGGCTGCGACAGCTGCTGCTGCTGTTCCAACAGATACTCCACCAGTTGCAAATGCTGTTGCGATTGCTGCTGCTGCTGCTGAATTCTTTAATGCAACAAATGCTTCAACCAATAAACCGATTGCGGCAATAAATGCAGTTATTTTATTTACCACAAATACTGTTGCAATAATTGTGCCTAAAATTATGAGTTCATCTTTCATGCTAATCACAAATTTAATAACTGAAATCAATTGCTGACCAAATTCATAAGCACCTTTAGTGGCATCTGTAATTCCTGCGGTAACTGAATTATCGCCAGTCAAACCAGCAGCAAATGCTTGTATGTTTGGAACGACAGTTGCCAATACATAATCTGCAAATTCCTTAACTATCGGAAGTAATGCATAACCAATTTTCTCTTTGGTTTCATTTAAGGCTATTGTGATTTGTTTTGTTTGAAATTCAAAGTTTGTTGCCTCATTAGCAATAAATCCACCATAAGTAGATTTAAGTGTTCCAACAATTTGATTCAAATCGCCATGTTTCAATACAGCGGCATCAATACCTAAACCAAGTTTTCCTAATGCTCCAGTAGATCCATCATAAGCCTTGCCTAATGCGTTTGAAACAGAAGCCAAATCTTTGCCTGTGGCTGCTGATATGTTTTGTGATAAATCTAATAAATCCTGCGCTTGCTTAACATCATTGGTTGATCTAATTAACCGCGCTAAGGCTGGTCTAATAACTTCATCGGTTGTGGCGGTGGCTATTGATTGTTTTGTAATATATGTGTCGATTGCAGCAATTTGATCTTCGGTTGCCTGAGTGCTTGCTCGAATTGTTTGCTCTAATGACTTCCGGGATTTTTCATCCTCAGCAGCTGCTTTAACAGCTGAATAAGCATAAGCAGCAACAGCTGCACCAGCTGCGGCAAATGCTAAAGCGGCTTTTTTGCCAAACTCAGCAATTTTGTCTGCGCTAGTTTCAACATCTTTATTTGCATCAGCAAGACTCTTTTTTAATTGATCGACATCAGCGAGAATTGATAATTTTAATGTGCGACTGCCTGTGGTTGCCATTATGCCCACTCCTTTAGAATGCGATCAAATGCCGCTTCCCATTTGTTAATCAATTCAGGCTGAATTCTGCGAAGGGTTGGATAGATAAACCATCCACGCGAACCTCTGCCTTGCCGTCCTGAATATGAAGGGAACTGTTTGAACTTATTAGATCCAAACTCCAAACCGCCCCATAGGGTTTGAGTTGTAGCCCCACCTGAAAACTTCTGGCGTGCGAAACCATAACTGAACTCACCAATTTTGCTTGATTTTGAAATGGTAACGCCATCTGCAACTCTTTGGACTGCCGAAGCAGATTTTGTTCGAGTGCGAGCTGTTGCTTTAATTTCCTCAGATGCAAAATACGCCAAAGCAGCAGATTGAGTTCGAGCTTCATCTGTTGCTTGTTCATCCATCGCTTTGAATGCTTTAAGAATATCGCGCAGATCGGATTTGTCATAAGCAATTGCTTCACTCGCCATTCCTCTGCTCCAATATCTCGATCGCTGTTAAAATATCCTCGCCATCAACCCATTCGCTCATTGGTATCTGTGTGGCTAATGCCAACTGAACCAATAATCTGTTTAGGCTTCCGACTGGATGACTTTTGGGCTTACATCACCGACTTGAACATCGGCAACAGTTTCCATCCAAGCATCATAGGGTTTGACAGGTTTTCCACCCTCAGCGCGCTTATGTGCATGATAAGCCAAAAACATAAGATCAGAAATACCCATTTTCTCAGCTGCCTGACCAATGATATTTCCTGTCTGCTTTTCCCATTTTGCCCACTCAGGCGGTTGGGCAATATAAGTTGCTTGCTCGCCTGAGTTATATTCAATTGTAATTGGTAGTTTCATTTTGCTCCCGTTTTTCTACTTTTAGCTAACTGTTAAAGTTGGCTTTGCTGTGCATTGTAGCGTGAATGAAACTTGCTGTGCATCTTTTCCATTTCCATTTGGATTTGGGAAATTTGGATATAGATTACCAGTAAATACAGCGCCAGTTGCAGCTGTGAAGGTATAAGCCAATGCAGTATCTGGTGAAGCTGATGCTGCTGCCCATAGCAATTCGCATACTGAGTATGCAGCTCCACTTGATGCGCCCCAATCAGCAAGGATTGTTAGATCCATTGTTGCATCGGTATCAATTGATTTGAATACGCGACCATCAAGAGTTTCATACGCTTGACGATCTAAAGTTGTGTTTAACGCAACTGAAAGTGCTTGAGCATCGTAGGACTTACTATCAATAGTAAGAGCCAAATCGCGCCCTGTGATAACTGTGGTTGCCACTTTGATCTCCTTAGGTTTGGTTGTAGTAAGTCGAAACTCGAATATCTGCAATAAGCAGCGTTGATGCTCCTACTTGACTGACTGTTGGTCTTTCGACTGAACTGACTTCATATCCTGATGGGATAACTGCCAGAACGCTCATTAGAAGTTGCTCGATATTATCCAGCGATGCAGGATTGCTGTTGTATGCGACCGCAACTGATATGGTCATATTGATTTTGCATTTGATGACCGATTTATTGATTAAATCAAATTCTAAATATGGTGAATCAGGAACGCAAACCACAGCTGGTGGAATCACGCTCTCTGGAACATAGGAATAAACATTTCCTGCAACTGATGCTAATGCGGTGGCTAAAGGTTGTCTAACGGCTGAAAGAATAGTTGATGATGGCATTATTGGGCAATACTCTCTACATCAATATAAGCACCAAGCAAACCAACGCATCTGTTAAATAATGATCTGCCCATTCTAAAAGGAGTTGGTGAAAAATCTACTCCTTCGATTTGTCCTCCGCCTGAAAGTCTTGATTGGAATACTTCGAGTGAAACTGCAAAGACTGCTGATCGAACGGGTTGGTTTCCAACATAAGTTGATGCGCTAGATAAGGTAGCAGTTCCGGATGGTATGACATTAACTTCGAGTAGATCGGCATTAGTGATCGATGCTGAAAAGGTATATTGTCCAAGATTATCTGCCAAGATCGTTCTTGTGCCGTTGTAAGGTGTTCCGCATCCTGCGATGACGACTGATTGTCCTTCGGTAAATTCATGAATTCCTAAAGTTGTAAAAGTGGCAACATCTGTTGTCAGTTGGGTTGCCTGAATATAACTCTTGTAACTGACAAGCATTGGAAGGATCACGCCTTCTGCGGTATCAATAATTCCATTCAAATATGTATCGTCATATAAGGATGATGACACACCAAGCACAGACCTCAACTCAGTAGCTGTGATTATGGTTGGCATGTCATCTCCTTTAGTTCTCCCTAGAGCAACTGCCTGAGATCGGGAGCAACCTCAGGCATGAATTTACTTACTTATTAGGTAAGGTTAAAGCGACGAACTCCTGCACCATAAATAGGAGCAATTGCATAATAGCCATAAAGAGCAATTTGCATTTGTCCATTAGCAAGTGCTTGAACTTGTAGCTGTGTTGTTGGGCTTTCAAACCACTTAAACGAATCTGGAGCAACAATAAATGCGCTCTCATCGACAAGTGTTGTAACTGACATGTGTGGATCAACTGCAAGATTAAGTCCTAGAACCTGACCTGTAATTGATTGACCTGAAACATTACCAGCAGCATTTGAAGGTTGAGCAGCTGTGAATAGTGGACGATTTGTTGTGTCATCGCTTCCAAGAATTGTTTCCCACCATGCTGTGTTAGCAACAAGATTTGTAGCAAACTTTCCTGAAGCCTTATATGCAGCAGGAACTTCCTTAGCAATATAAGCCTTTAATCCAGCAATTGTTGCAGCTTGTGTTGATGCTTGTGTGCCTGATGCTGTGAAAGCAGCAATTACTGCTGAATCACAGTATTTTGCGTATGCATCGGACAGTTCAGTAACAAGGGCATCCATAAATGCAGGAGAGCTTCTATCAATTAACTCCCAGCTTATAGTCTGGATTCCTGATGCTTTTTTAACATCAACTGTTACATAAGTCGAGGTCATCTCGTCGCCACCAAGTGCGCCATTTTCTGCCTCAATTGTAATTGATGGTGCTTGAGATAATTTAGGAAGCGTAAATGACATTCCTGATGATGGTAAAACACCCTTTGAAATGCTATCTACTGCTGGGCGACCCTTAATTGTGTTTGTATAAAACTCATTAAGGTGTGGAGCTAATGTTAGCCCTGTGTTTGTTGATGTGTCGTCTGTGAATTTAACATATTGACGGCTCTCATCATTGCCCATTGCAGCTTTGATTGAGTGCTCAAGATATGAAGCAGCAGACACAATTGGTGAGCGTGGCTTTGTATAAGCAACTGGTTGATTTGCTACTACTGCCACAGGCTCTGACTTTGCAGCTTCTACCGCTTCGGTTGCGATAGGAGCCTCTGATTTGATATCAGACACTTTGTCCTCCTGTGTTGTTGTATCCTCAGCGGTTGCTTCGGAATTCTCTGGTGTTGTTTCAGTCGCTACGACTTTTTCAACTCTTGCTGATGCGATAGCAGGATCAGACACCAAACTGACCTCAGCCAATGAACTCTTTGAAATAACCATCGCGCCATCAACATTGTCCCATGCATCAACCATCACTCCTACGGAAAATCCATCGCGAAGTCCAGTTGCTGCTTCCTCTAAAGCATCATCAGCTGCAAAAGTTTTTGCTAACTTAAATGTGCCTTCAATTCCTTGATCGTTTGCAGTTATATCAATTAACTTGCCAAGTGGGCGAGTTCTGTCATGCTCTAAAAGCAATTTAACTGGTTTTGAAAAATCAATGCTGTCTTTAGCAAAAATTGTCGCGCCTGCGCTTGTATTGCCTCTTTCATTCCAAGCAACTATTTTTCCAGAAATTGTGCGCTTGTTTGTATCGGCAGCGGTTATTGTTATCGGGAAATTAATCTTCATTTGATTAAGTCCTCCTCCTCTTGGATTTGTTCAACGCTCATCGCGCCGATGCGGTTTAGGATTTCATAAACTTGCGCTCTTTGTAATGCATCTCCACGCAAGAAATCATCAACGCTAAATCGGATCTCAGTTCCATAAGGAGTAAAATCCGGCATTGAAAGTCTTTGTTCCAAACTTGTCAAAATTGCGCGAAGCGAGAAGTCAATTAAAGATTTTCGTTCCGAAACAGAGTTTGAATAGGTCATACTGGTTGTTTCAGCAGAAATAAAATATGCTGGAATTCCAGCAGCCCTTGCAATTTCTAAAGCAACATATTGGCGTGCTTCATTTAATTGCAATTTTGCAGGATCAAATCCAAGCGCAGTTAATTCAACATCAGCATTTAAGAATGCCGTTGCTCTAGTTGATCTAGCAGTTTTCCAACTTTCAAGTAATCTTGAAATTCTTTCTGGTGTTAAATTTGTTCCATTAGACTTTAATACCATTGTTGGAACTGGTTCTTTTGCATAAAGTTCAGCAGCCTTTTCTAGTTCCAAAGCTGCGCGAATTGTGCGACCTGCTCTTGACAAAACACCTTCATCAAGTCCATCGAATCGAATGACACTTCCAATTCCAGAAGCTGGAGTTAATCTACCATCTAATAAATAACCAACAATTTCAGTTGCCATATCATTTAATTGTGGTGTTATACGATTTGGCGCAACTCTTGTCCATTGACGAATTCTTGCACCATCGGAAACTGAGTATGCATCTAAAACAATTCCATAACCAACACCATAAAATAAAATATCCTCTGCCAACCATGCATAAACAGCTGATCCAGTAATTCTTGCATCTGGTTGCCAAATTGCTTGAACTGGTTCAACATGCGCTCCAGTAAATTTGTTATATCCTTCTAATGGTAAAGATCCAATTGTTGAGCAAATTATATTTCTTGCTCTTGCCAATGCAGGAACTGACATCGCTTGTTCGCGAGTTGCAGTTTGGTGTGAAAAGTAAATTCCACCTAAAGCCTGTTGAATGTTATATGGCGCATTTGCAGCAGCAACATCAACGCCATCTGTTGCAGTTTTTGTATTTACTTGAAAGCGGTCGAATAATCCCATTAGCACATAATATACCATATTTCCTAATTATCCGACTTGTATATCTATTTCCGTTTCTGGTTGTGTCGCAAAATATGTTGCTAAAGCCGAAGCAACAGCTGCACAAACTGCCACTCGACTTGCACGCCTTCCGATGATCCATGACCCATCCCCATAGGGCAATTTCGCAGCGGAAAGTGTTTGTTGGGTAAGTTCATCTTGCCCACCATGCTGTAATCGATGAGAATTGATTGCGCCCAGCCATCGATCACAACTTTCAGCATATATCGCCCCATCCATGTCTGTAATGGGAATTCCAGCAGGAACTAGCCGACTTGCGACAGCTTGTGCAGTCCTCTTGGAATAAGCGACAGTCTGAACATTATATTTTCTAACATACGGAGCAATATCGTTTGCAACCGCTAGATCATTAATTGAATAATCATTTGACCAAGTATGAAGCAAAACCAAGTTAAACTTTTCGCCCGGTAGTTTTTGCGTTGCTACTAATGCTCCAAACTTTCTATCTGGACTTAAATCTAACCCAAACCAAGTTTCTTTCTCAGGGTCTAATGGTATTGGGTCGGCCTGACATAATCCCCATTTTTGTGCATCGATCGCAGAATTGATTGTAT